TTTATATATTGTTTATAGTTGATAGCATCAATACATAATCAGCTAATCCTGGTGGTCTAGGTTAAGTCTATATTTATACTGATAGGCTCTCCAGCACTAGTATGGTCTAACTCCTGCCTCTCTATAAACCCTCTAGCCTTGCCTTTAGTTTTCAGATAGAATATAGTAGCAGCTGTATTACCTCCCTTTATCTGAGAGAATAGCTGGCTCTCTGCAAAATCTAGGGCTACACTAGCTATCTCCTCTACCTTACTAGCAAACTCATCATCCTCCTTTAGCCAGGCATAAAATTGTGTTCTCCCTATCTCAGCTAGCTTACATGCAGTAGTAACTACTCCTAAAGATTTCTCTAGGGCCTCTAGGGCTCTCTTTTTACTGTGTTCGGTTTTGTTCATTACATATATGGTCTAAATGCCTTTAGAGGATAGAATACTAAGCTGTTCCTGTAACCATTTACCCTAGTAGGCGTAATAGGTGTAACTCCATGTACATTTCTCCAGGCTGGGTATACTAACATACTATTATCAGTACCATCCATAGTAGTATTATAATCTGGTACATGTAGGTCTCCTCCTTTAGCGTTTTTCTTTTTATTTATTATTACATTTACACAGCCCTGTATATTCCCTACATCCCTATGAAATGGAGCTGATATATTATAGTTATTAATACTACTAGTAAAACATTTGCCAAATCTGTACTTTTCTGGTACATTTAGCTTTATTAACTCTACCTGGTCATTATATTGTACTGGTAATATATCATGTAGTACGCTTTCACCCTCTCTACAGGCTGCTAGCATAGCTTTAATAAAGGTCCTGGCTGGTCTACTCCTATGCACACTAGATATACTAGGGTAGGGCCTCCTCATGTGAGGTTTGGGAGGGCAGCTACCTATAATAGTACTAAATTGCTCTACTCCTGAGGACCTTTTCATCATGCTCTTAGGTACTCTAGTGCTCCTAAACTCATTATTAGCTATTTCAATAAGCTGCTTTAGCTTACCCTCTATTTGCTTAATAAAAAACCCTACTGGTACCCCCTCTACTGTAAATAGAGTATCCTCTAGTATATTAGGCTCCTTATATTCGCATATATCCCCTATTTTAACATTATGCTCTACCTGTATAAGCTCTAAATGCTTCATTATTCGTTATTTTCTGATAAATGTAGTACTAGCATATCTATTAGTAGCTTTCCTACATAGGAGCCCTGGGCTACAGCTGATTTATAAAGCTCTCTAGCATCCTCATAATCCTTATTCTCAAATGGTATCATTATTGCCCTCCTAGCATTACCCTCCATAGCATCTAGCTCCTCATCAAAATCTTCATCCTCTAGTATAGAAATATCTACAGGCTCCTCTATACTAAAAAATTCTACCTCAGTAAAGCCCCAATCTAGTAGGTCCTCCTCATCAAATAGGTTTGCTAGAGCATCCATATCAAAGGAGCCAGTATTTTTATTTAATCTTACATTCAATTCTCTCTCTTTCTTTAATGGTAGGCTCAATTCAATAGTAGGTACCTCTTTTATACCTAAATGTTCTGCTACCTTTACTCTCTGATGGCCTCCAATTATTATATTTTGCCTTTTTGGGTGTTTATTGACCAAAATAGGGGCTACAATACCAAACTGCTCAAAACTAGCTGAGATGTCCTTAAATTGCTTTTTGGAGAGTGTTCTGGGGTTGTATTCAGCTGGGATGAGGTCCTTTATTTTTCTTATTACTATCTTCATATCTATAAATATAATTGATTACTCTTTAGTGTATTTTCTCTAGTAAATCTACTAATTCCTGGTCGGTATAGCAGGGCCTACTACCTTTATAGCTCTTAGGGGCGTATAGAGATTTTATCTCTCTGATTTTATGCTTACTATCATAGTAAATTACCCATAATCTAGCTACTCCATCTATATCTAGTGCCCCTATTTTAGTTTTTAGTACTCTTAAAAAGCTCATGCCTCTATATCATCATCCTGTACAGGGCTAAAATAGGCCTCTATCATGCAGCCTACAATAATAATACCCCAAATTAGTAGTATAATAGATACGGTATTTATATCATCTCTCATATCTTGAAAATTTGCCCAGTAATTAAACACAGCCAGCCCCTCTCCTTAGCAAAATACCTCCTAGTACATCTAGGGTAGTGCATCCTTAGGTATTTATGCCCTAGGTAGTGTAGTAGATATTTTATTTTACTCTTTATCCTGTTCATAATTATGTAATTCACATAAAGTCCTCCATATTATATTTACACAGCTAACACAGCTAGTATTTGGCTTGTACCTAGTACCAAATATATCATTATGTAGCCTTACCATAGCATTAGTAGTAGAGAGGTTATCTGATTGCCCTGTTTTTATCTTAGGATATATCTCTAGTAGTAGGGCCCTCTGTTCTATTGTTAGTTTTACATTCATTTATACCATTTATCTCTAGGGCAGCCCTCAGACCTCCATTTAGCTTTCTCCCTTACAGGGCATCCACACTCATTACAATGCTCCCAGGGTTTTGGGGTTTTATCTAGATGTATACAGCTCATACAGGTAAATATTCTTAATTTATACTCTCTTTTACTAACTTTTCTAAATCTATCTAGTATATGCTTTACTAGGGCCCAAAGAAACCTTAGTAAAAACTTAACCCTAGCCCTCCTCATTTATCCTCTCCTCCTCTAGCCTTTTTTTTATATATTTCTTTACTCTCTTAATAGTCTTAAATATACTAGTCCTGGAGATACCTGTTTGCTCAGCTAACCCATGTAAGGTATTAGGCTGGTAATAGTAGAGCTTAAATATCTCTCTATCGTACCAGTATATCTCATCTATAATTTTATCTATCTTATCTAGTTGTTTCCAGGTGGATGTTTGGCCATTATATACTATATCTGCTATCTGGTCGGCTGTTATATTGCCATTTATTAGGGTGTAATACTTTTTATACTTGTAGTAGTATCTAGAGGTGCTAGATTTTAACATTAGGGTAAGGGCTCTAATACAGTACCATAATAAATCCCCTCTATCATAAATTGCCTTTAGTTTATTATCCTCTTTTTCAAATAGAGATACCATAAGCTCCTGAAATGCATCATCTCCAGCTGTTTTATTTCCAGCTATATTATGAGCTATTTCTTTTAGTTTCTCTATTGAGCCTAATATAGCATCATATACATCTGTTTCCTTATCAGAAAGGCAGCCCACTCTCTTTATTATCCTCTAGGGGCTCCTTTTTTACATAAGGGGCTGATATTTTGCTACTAAAGTACTTTTTACCCTCACTCTCTCTAACCCATAGGGCTATATCCTGTATTGTTCCATCCTGGAGGGCTATTTTTCCTTTATAATCTGGGTAATTTTCGCTAGGTTTATCATCTACCTTAAAGATAGTGCCAGTACCTGGTTTGTGTTCATAGGCCATAGTATAAAATTTTCTGCAATAATACAGCAATTATACATAGAAATATAAAAACAGCTTTAGTAGTTTTTAACAGGGGGGTGTTTATATCTTAGATATACCAATCATCTCTACTAGTATTGTAGACTATTATATATCCTTTACTAGTACCTGACCATGTTTTAGTAGCTTTTATCCTGTATACATAGCAATCCTCCTCTAGTAAGGCATCCATAAAGGCCTTTATTAGATTATCTATATCTGGTTTTTGTTGATGAGGGGTAAAGGACATACTAGAGGCTTTCTTTTTACTCCAGCTCTTAGGTATAGGGATAAAAAATTCTATATTTAGAGTACTACCAGGAGAGTACCCCTGCTCTTTAGCCTGTAGCACCAGTACTCTTTTATATTCCCAGTATCTTAGTACTACTGGCCTTTTTTTCCAGCTATCAGCTCTAGTCATTCTAGGTTTACCCATAGGGGTTATTTCAAAAGAATGTTTTTTTAGTGTTTTCATAATCCAAAATTTTCATTAGTATTATCGGTAAATTTACATAATTCTCCTCTAAATGTAATATCTACACTACCAGTCTCTCCATGCCTATTTTTTGCTAGTAGTACCTTACATGATAAATTATTAGAGTTTTTATTATAGTAGGCCTCCCTGTAAATAAATATTACCTGGTCGGCATCCTGCTCAATAGCTCCACTCTCTCTCAAATCAGATAGCATAGGGGTTTTATCAGCTCTACTCTCTACAGCCCTACTAAGCTGAGATACGCATATTACAGGCAGCTCTAGCTCTTTAGCTAGTACCTTTAGTTGCCTGGAGATATATGCTATTTGCTGCTCCCTGTTTTGCTGCTTATTTTGCCTATCCTGGCCCTGTATTAGTTGTATATAATCTACTACTATCATGCTCAGTTTATTCTCATGGTTAAGTTTTCTAGAGATGGTCCTGAGTTGGTATACATCTAGGGCCGCACTATCATCAATTATTATATTACCTCCGTTTACTATAGGAGATATATCTGTATGTGTTTGCCTCCACTCCTCATCTGTTAATTTACCCCTTTTTAATCTATCATGGTCTATTTCAGATAGGGAGCTTATGAGCTTATACCCTATTTCTGTGGCCCCCATTTCTATGCTAAATAATAAGGTCCTATACCCATTTAAGGCTGCAGTAGTCATGAAATTTAATGCTAGAGTAGTTTTACCCATCCCTGGCCTGGCTGCTAGTATTATGAGCTCCCCTGGGTTAAATCCATTATTGAGCCTATCTAAATACCTAAACCCTGTAGGTATACCAGTAATAGAGCTTGTACTAGTACTAGCTTTCTCTATGGCTTTTAGGCTGTTATGTATTACCTCAGATATATCATAGTAGCTCCTAGCCTTAGCATGCCTACTAATAGTATCAGTAAGTTTAGATAACCCAGAAAGTACATCAAATACATCAACCTCCCTATCATATACCTTATCTATCATCCTATGAGCCTGTAGTAGCTCTCTCCTCATCTGGTACTCCTTTAGTATAAAACAATGCTCCTCTATATTTAGTGAGTTGCTACTAGTAATATCTAGTATATTATCTAGGGATACTTTGCCTTTAAGGGCCTCAGATACAGAAATTATATCTGGGGTTTTACCTTTATTATATAGCTCAATACATGTAGTGTATATTTTAGAGTTACTATTAGTATAAAAACAATCCCTATTAAGTAGGTCGGCTATTATATGTAGGTCATCTATACTGGTCATAGCTGCACTTAGTACAGCGTTTTCTATTTCTGGGGCTGTTAATTCTGCTGGGTTATATTTCAAAGGAATTTTTTTAAGGGGTTAAGGGGCTTATACTTATCATTATTGAAATGCGACATTTTATCTGCTTTTGTTCTACCAAAATGCTGGTAATTTTTCCAGTTCAATATCTGTATTACAGAGCATTTATTATAGGTTTTCCTGGTTACTTGTTCTACCTTTTCAAATTTTTTGATTATCCTATAACATTGCATCTCTGGTATCCCAGTCTGGTCAGATAAGGCCTGCATACTAGTCAATACTTGTCCTGGCCGTATAGTATATTCCCTCCCCTTAAATTTCCATTTAGAGCCGCTATGGCTAGCCCTTAGTAGTAAATGTACCCACAGATGTAGGTACTGGCTTTTTTTATACCACTTATTTTCTACTAGCTTTCGGTGTAATTGTATATACCCTCTCATATTTATGTAATTTTCTTATTGTTATTTCATTATCAAATCTAGAAAATGCAGAAAAAAGCATTTTGAAGCAATTTGCAGCGTTTTGGCTATCTCGGTATATGTTACCCTCAAAATTACCTATTCGTATGTTAAATCGTACCTTTTGGCTGTTTTTGGGTATATTTCGCATCAGTCTGGGAATGCTATTTCGGTTTAGGATAAGCTCAAATTCATACCTATCCATATAATTATCTCCTTTTCTACCAGGAGCTAACCAATGGGCTTTCATAGTTTTATAGAGTATCCTGTAGGCATCCCATCCAGCCATATTATTATTATGCTGATTGTAGTAGTAGTAAAAACTTATTCTATCTCTACTTTTTATGTAGTCAAATAATCTATTGTAATCTATAGCCAGCTCTCTCATTATTAAATTACATGAGGCGGCTCTACAAAGCTGATATTTCTGCTTTCTACTAGACCAATGAAAAGAGCCTACTGGTACCTCAGCAAGCTCCTCTCCTAGTGTTATTATATCCCTTATTGCCCTAATCATTTGCTGCTACTAAGGTTTATTATAGCATCATTTATTTTATTTAGGTCCTTACCTGGTATATCATAGCAGGCTATCCTCCTATTTACCACCCCTACCCTCTTAGCAATATCATCTAGGGGGCAGGTATCTATATACTCTATCATACTAGAGAGCACTTTAGGGCTCCATACATCTATAGGAGGAGCCTTTTTTACCTTAGGTATAGGCTTAGGAATTAGTATTGTTTTTACAGGCTTAGCTATATTACCAGTAAAATCTCCATTTTTATCAATAATAGGGGCTGGTTTATCCTTACTAGTATTAAAATCCTCTTTTACCTGGTTTACATACTTATTATCATCCCATTTACCTAGGAATATATCAGCATTAAACCCTAATTTAGATAACCCCTTAGTAAGAGCATCTGTACTGACTTTTTTATAGCACTCATCATCTAGTTTACCAGCTTTAGAATGGGTATTTATACTAGAGTTTATGCAGTATTCGCACCTCTCCTCTCCTATTTTGTACCAAAAAATAGCCTGGTATCCTATTAGCCCCTCACATATCATAGTAAAGGTTTCATTAGAAATACCCCACCCATCTCCTATAGGGCCTAGCTGTTCTGTAGCTGTTCTCATCTGATACTGAGCATTTATACTAGTAAATTTTCTACCAAACCCTACCTCCTTAGTATATTTTGGGTTTGTTTTCTCTACAGCCCTCCAGAGCTGCATGTTTACTGATTTATCTATTTTCATGATATTACACCCTTATTAGTCGGCTGGGATTTTTGCCTGGTTATTATATAATTGTATAATTCTCCTCCACACTCCTCATCCTCATCTACTAGATTTTCCTCTACTAGTATAGAGCTATCTACCATTATACTCCTTAGCATAGATTGTAGATTTTCTACTGGTATTTGCCTCCAGTATCCAAATCTTAATGTAATTCCAGCTAGATGGTTACCTACCTCAAAGGTACCAAATTCTTCCTCTAGGAGGATGAGATGATTTATATGTATTCTCATAGCTGTTTTATGTATTTAATTGCATACTTTTTTAGGTCCTTTGTATTTATCCACCTTAGGAGCTCTATAGTAGATAGTGTTAGTACAAATTCTATACCACCCTCATCAGAGCCTATTAGAGTAGTTTCATCCGTTTTTGCATCTGTCCACATAGTATTTATACTATACAATTCTTTATAGATAGTTTTATCCTTTTTTTTGCATTTACATGCAGCCTTACAGGCCTCAGCTTTTTGCTGGTCCTCCATATATAATTCCTTTGATTTTCCCATGATTACGATTTTTTTAATTTAATGCTGATAGTTTCTCTACCAGGGTTAAAAATAGGAGCCTGTACTAGCTCCCCTGTTTCTGTATCTACTATATCATGCTTTAGAGCTGCCTTATGTTTATCTTTTAAGGCCTTTAGCTCTAGCTCCTTAGATATTACACCTGGTATCTTAGTAAAATCCCATCTACCAGCTGAGTTTTTTAGGGTTATATCAGCATTATATACCGAATAGGAGCCAGTTCCATACTTTGCAGCCTCATCCACAGCTAGCTCCAGGAGCTCCTTTTTAGCCTGTTTAAGGGCCTCCTCCACTTTTTTGATGGTAACATATACCTCCAGGGGGTTAAGCTCCCCAGAGAGCACTAATTGTACCAGCTTTTCTACTGCTACTGGTATAAATATACCCCTATCTACTGGCTCTACATAGGGCTCCAGCTGCTCCTTTTCCGCAAAGTAATTTTCTTCTAGGTTGTCCTGTACTTTTTTAGATAATTTTGTCATGATTTCAATTTTTATTTATATTTATTAAAGTTAAATTCTACTAGATGTAATTTTAATTCTTTAGCTGCATAATTGATATGTTTACTAGTAGTATGAGAGGATGTTTTACCTCCTGCATCCCAACTTACTTTTACTAGATTACCTAGGTTTCTATCTATATAAAATTATCATCATATTTTAGGTTTTGCCTGTACTTAGTAAAGTATTTCATGGCTATTTATTTAATTGGTTAGTAATGTTTTGCCTATACTTTTCTATACTAATAATACTGGTCATAGCTTTTCTTAGCATAGTAGCACAATCATCATACCCTCTAGCACTTTCTCCATAAATTAGGCTCCACTTCTGGTCATGCTCAGTAGCATTAGATTTAAGCTCTACCTCCTTAGTATAAAATTTATGAGCTATATTTTCCATAATAGTAGCCTGTAGGTTTATTTCAGTTTCTACATGGGCTGCTCTAAAGGTTTTAATCCCCTCTAATCTAGCCTCCCTTTCTGTATCAGTACTAACTTTAGATGCAGAGGCATCTAATCTAGCCACCTCTTTTTGTAGCTCCTCTATACTCTTAGGAGCCCTTACTAGTTCATTTTTGTTCATGATAACAATTTTTTGGTTAATAATAGACCAGGGGTATATTCAGCAGCTCCCACCACATTCCCCCCTAGTTTCGGCCTTTAGGCCTCATCAGTATTATTCTCTGGCAAATATTTTCCAGCTAGCACATTATAATTTTGCATTATAACTAAGCATTGTTCTTTACTAAGGCCTGCTAACCCCCCTACTAATGATACATTCATCATATTAGTAATCCCAGACCTCTGTACCTCTACATAGCTTTCAAATTGCTCCCTAGTAATTGGTTTAGTGATAAATTCCATGATTAAAATTTTTGGTTAATAATAGACCAGGTTGCTATACCTGGTTTCGGCCTTTAGGCCTCATCAGTATTATTAGTGTACAATCTGAGGCCAGTACCTTAGTACCTCAACCTCTATAGGCATTGTAATACCTTTTGAGGATAGCCCTGAGCCAGGTATTATAGCACTACCATTAGAGCCCCATACAGGGGTACCCATATCAAAAAATATCTTTTGAGCTAGGTACTCCCTGTAGGTTGCTTTATTCATTGTAAATTTTTTCATGATTTTGGTATTATATCATCAGATAAAAAGCTATTAGCCTTTTTATTAGGCTCATAGTAGGCATGAAATTCTCCTGCATGTAAAAATACAGGGTTTTTACCATTATCATCAGCCCATTTAGGCTCCTCATTTTCATTATAAACCTTTACTAGTTTATGTTCCACCCCTGCTACCATTATACTAGTCTTAAATACCCTCCCCTCTCCTATTAGCTCTCCTAGACCAGATGTACCCTCTTTAATAGGCTCCTGGTGTGCTTTTTCAGCTTTCAGTTTTTCCCCTGATAAACATTGGTGTATTGGCTTTGAGGCCTTTTTAGGAGCTTTTGGCTCCTGCTTAGGCTTGCTGCTTAGAATATGTTTTACGGCTTTCTCAGCACAGCTGGAGGCCTGCAGTACCCATTTCTCCTCAGCCTCTAATTTTTTAATCCAGCCATTTATATATGCTTGTGAATTTGTTTCGCTATCAGTAGGCTCTATTCTAGTAACAGCTGATAAAAATAGAGAGCCTATTTCAGCTACTAGCTCCTCAAAACTATAATCTTTACTACCAAAATAAGCTGTAGCCTCAGTAATACCTTTTCTGTTTAGCCTGCTTTTATGCCCTGTAGAATGTATTAGCTCATGGTATAAAGTTTTATAGTAATCATCCTTAGTAGTAAATGCAGCTTGTTTAGGCATGTTTACCTCATCAGTACTAGGTCGGTAAAGTGCCTGTGTACCTTTAACCTTTAATGCTGGTCTACTAGGGTAGTCCTTATATACGCATTCAGCATTAGATAGAGGGGTATACAGGCTACTAGTAATATTCTTAATAGATTTTACTTTAAGGCCCTCACATTGAGCTATATTAAATACTCTGTAGTATCTAGGGCTCCAGTTATCTCTTACTGCTGCATCATCCTTTTTATAACCAGCTTTATTAAGAGCTTTCTCTGAATTGTACCATTTACCATCTGCAAAATAAGATACTAGCCAAAAAATTACATTAGTACCATGCTCTCCTTTAATGATATTGCCTCCAGCCTCAGTACATTGTTTGTAGGTTACAAAATGAGGTGTATCCCAGCTGTTTTTTCTCATTTTATAAGAGAGCATAAGAGTATTATAATTAGTATATGCTCTACCTGTTTTGTAGTTTACAGGTACAATAAAATCCCCCTTTTTAGTAGTCCAGGGCTTAAACCAATTAAGGCCCTCATCCTTTAGGCCCTCAATTACATTTTCAGTAATTACTTTGTAAACGCTTTTTGTTGCTTTACTAGTGTTTTTTGTTGCTTTACTAGTTTCCGAGATGTTTTTTGTGTTTTTCATGATTAAAATTTTTAGGTTAGTTAATTTTCATTTGTCATGGACAAAGTAAAGACCAAAAAACGGACTGGCCAAGCAAATTTACAAAAAAAGTAAAACGAGTACTAACAAATTGACCAAAAAAAAAGTAAAAAAAGGGTAAAAAAGGGGGGTTTTTGGGCTGTTTTTTAGCCTCAAAAATAGGCCGAAACATCGATTTTGAAAAATTTGTTCCGCTGTTTTGCGTTTTATACTGATAATTTTTTGTTGCAATTTTGAGAAAATCGCAGTTTACTAGATAGAAATTATAATTTTTGGGGTAATATTAATGGTATTTCTCCATTTTCTAGTATTACAGCACACGATATTATATATTTTTTAGTAAAGTTTTTAGCATAGGCCATAGCATAGGCCTTATCATCCACCCCTACCCCAGTCTGTACAGCAAAGCATCTCCTATCTTTATCTACTTTCCACATAATAGAACATTCTGTATGTAAATGGCCCTGCACTACTGACATACCCCAATTCATCATACGATTATAGGCAGCCTTAAAACCACTACTACCAGTACCATGAGTATAATATACATTATCATAGATAAAATGATTATCAAAGGTCCAGCCTGGGGTACCTAGTACATCATCATAATCCTTAATCCATTTATTAGATATACCAGAGCTTAGGGCCTTTCTGCATACTATAGCATCATGATTACCTATACATACATCAGCTAATGGAAATGCCCTATACCAGGGCTGTAGATGAGAAATAGCCCTCTCTAGCTCCTCTCCAGCTCCATACCCATCTGGGTTAGTATCATGAAAAGAGCTATAATGGTTATCTATCTGGTCGCCTATAAATACCACTTGATTACATGAGTACTTTTTATAAACCTCTAAACAATGCTCTAAATATCCTTTTTTAATAAATGGAGCATGTAAATCTCCTACTACTAGTATATTCCTAATAGTATTATCTCTATGTTTTTTGATTATTTTGGCCTCATCTGGGGCCAGCCTGTATTGTTTATTCATGCTGCAAATATATGCATAACTACCTCTAATGAGATAGCCATACTAAATACTTACTAACTATGTATTGTTAGATTATCTGTTTTTACCCATGTCAGCAACACCCTGTGCTCCTGTAAGAGCTACTAGAGCCCAGAAAATCTCAGATACAGCATCCTCAGATACTCCTATCATTCTAGCTATAGTAGGGATAACAATAGCTGCTATTGTAAACCATACTTTTTTACTTTTTAGCATTACATTAATTAACCATTTATTCATTATTTCAATTTTTAATTGTTAATATATCCACATGCAATCCTGGTCCTTATCTAGGTCGCAGTCTACATGTATAAAATTATTACTAAAGCCAAACCTACAAAATCCTACTGACATGAGAGCCTGTAAAATTAAATATCTTTGGCTGCTACCTGTATACCCTATATCAGCTGCTAGCCCATTTAGATGGCTAGAGCCTACTCTACCCCCTACTAGCTTATTATGCTCTACTGACCTATAACCACTATTAATCCTAAAGGGTACCCCTGCTATAGCCCTGGCCTCATCTAAATCAGTAAGAAAATCAACATCCATATTAATACCACTACCAGGTATATCTGGGCTGTCAAATTCTGATATGCTAAAGTATTTCAGGCCGAGCTGGCCATTGTCCGAAATATCCATTTTTTGGGGGTTTTTAAGCGTTTTAAGCCACTTTTGCAGGCTTTCAATGTTCCTATGCCAAAAGGCCCTAAGAATAGCAAACAACGCTTTATTTTTGATTTTTGTGATAGCTCCACCATCTCTGAACAGTATAAATTATAGATATTACCAGTAAACTTACTTTTAATATCAGCTCTAAATCCGTTAAACATATTACAAAGGAGGTACTATTTATTGCTAGTACTGGTCCTATTTCTTCTAGTATTTTTCTTGCTGGCATCCTTTATTTCTCTCTTATTTAGATAGTCCTTTAGAGCTATCTCATTATTAATTTTAACATATCTAGTTTTTTTAGCTTTCATACTATTGCAGGTAAGCCTCTAGAAAATCATTTAAGGTTACCTTAGACCTCCTTTGTATGCCCTGTACTCTGTTATCTAAATTCATAGCTGAGGTATAAGTATCTTTACTAGGGGAAATATCAGCTCCAGTATTAGTGTTATACTCTGGGAATAAGCTAGTATTGTTACAGATGTAATCTACTAGCCTCTTAATATACCATTCAGCTGTATCTAGTACATCATTTCTTAAATCTTGTAGCTCCTCTCTAGAAATAGGAGAGGCATTATCTGAATTTTTAAGCATAATAGCCTTATTCATTACCTTATAGTGCATGTAAGGGATAGCCTCATAAAATGCAAAATGACATAAAGCATCCGAGATATAATCATCTACTAGTATTAAGTAGTTTCCTGCTAGTGAAGCTGCAGAAATATCTGCTTGTAATTTTTCATAGAGGTCAGTACCTAGGGCAGTTTCAAGATATTTACGCTGTGCTATCTTTAGATAGGGGAGCAAAAATTCAACATCTACATTATTAGTAATTGCTGTAGTTTCTTTTAGTTTCTGTTCTGATACGAATAATACATAGGCCATAATTACACTTTTTTATTTTCTACCTTTTCTAGGCATATCAATAGGAGCTACTGGTACAGCTCTCTCATTAGCTGGAGGAGCAAACCCTTTACTCCTAGACTTAGTAGTACTTACTACCTCATCATCATTTATTGCCTTAGTACCCTTTTGGATATATATTTTACGATACCATCTATGATAGCAATTAACCCCTCCTTTATACAACCAGATTGAGTAGGTATTAGTTTTCCCACTAGGGCCAAATCCAGGATTTACATTCATTCTACTCATAGCTTTTATATCCTCTTTTCTGTATACTTTTTTTGACCTCATCATGAGTTTACAGAAATCTCTCTCTGCTGCATGGCCTCCTTTACTACTATAAACATACCTTACTCTAAAGAGCTGGCCTTTTTTATTTTTGCCATCCTGTTTACTTTTTCTATTAGGGTAGCCTTTACCTGATTTTACAGCTAGCTCTACTTTACCCTCATTTAGTAGGGCCTCATAGTCTTGGTCCTCATCCTCATCATTTACATCCTCCTCAGAGAGCAAATCATAGTCAGTTAGTATACCAGCCTCATCCTCTCCAAAAGTAGCTAAAATAGCCTCTAAATCCTCCTGAGAGCTATATTTTTGTTTCTTTTCTTTATCTCTCTCCATCTCCTCATCTGCAGCCGTATCCTCTCCTGCCTCTAGGGCTGGTAATCCGAGCTCCTCCCTGAGCTCATCCCTAGTCATAACCTCTTTTAGTACATCTGGGCCAAATTTATTACTCATAGGAGCTGATTTTTGTATAGATACTGGTAGGTTGATATCATTTACATCTAATATATACCTGAGGCATTTCATTATTACAGACTGGAATGGAGCTATTACTGTATTATGGTATAATTCATAGGCATCTAGTAGCTCTGTACGCCCTCCTAGCTGGCCCTCAGTTTTTACCCCTAGTAGCATAGGAGATGTAACCCTGTGAGCTATCATTATATTCTGTATTACTAGTTTATTTAGTATTTCGTATTGTTTATCGGCATCTGTTAAGCTAATAGGCATTAATGTAGGCTCTCTAGACTTATCATCTGAGAAAGTAAGCACAAATTTACCTGCATTACTAGCTCCAGTAAACTTTTTTTGTATCTTTTGCTCTAGGTCATATCTCTCCTCAGCTGTAGGGATACCATTATTAAAATTTATCCAAAAATTAGGGCTAAAGCCATTTCTGATATTACTTAAATGAAATTCAGAGATAAGCTGGTCAGTAAGGCACCAATTAGTACCAGCCTGGTAATCTGGGGTATGGTACACCTCCATGCCAGGGCTATAAATACCTTTATAGAGTATCTGAGAGGGCTCTGTTCTATCATTAGGGTTAAATGCAGGCATAGGCTGAGGTAAATAGCCTGTTTGTCTATATCTAGCCCAATCTGCAGATAACCAATATTCATCTATCTGGCCCATCTCATTTAATTTACCACATCTAATCCTCTCTAGGGGTATATGGTATATTTCTGCTATTTCTGTCCTATCCTGGCTCCAGATGATATTAAGAGCAAATCCCCCTTGTAGCTTTAAGTCAAACGCTATCTTAGTAATTACCTCATGTAGCGTTTCTTTTCTATTAGCATTAGCAAAAAACCTCTTTAGCTTTACATAGGCCTCTAAATTATCCTCAGCCCCCTCATCTACTACTATAGCATCTCCAGCAATCATAGCACTAGTAGCATTTACTACAGCTGCATGAGTAGGGGAGCTATTATAGAGGTCTATAATGAATTGAGGGTATAAATTTTTATAGGCTCCATTACCATATTGTATCCAGCTATCTCCAGCACTCTCAGTAATCTTAGGAGCTGTTTGCTGGTCTAGATAAACCTGCATTAATGGAGATAATTTTTCTTTTTTAGTAGCCATTTTTATATAATTTTATCATTAAGGTACATGTATATAATTTTCATCAGTATCTATCTGGCTAGAGGCCACTTTATCAGTATGTTCTGTATAACTTACCTCCCCACTAGTGAGCTCTCTATGCTGTAGAGAGCCTGCATGAGGCCCTATAGGGTTACCTAGTCTTATATCATCATATTGCTGGTCAGTAACTAGTAGGGCTTTACCTCTATCTACCTCACTTAGAGATAAAGCATTAAATAAAGTTCCTGAAGTTAGTGTAGTTCTATTAGGATAGGAGGCAATATCATTATGCTCATATAAAACATACTCCCAATACCCTCTAGGCTGTAATTGTACCCTACCAATAGAGCCATCAGGAGATTGTAATAAGGTAGCAAAAAAAGCCCCTGATATATGCCTATCCCCCCCTATGATAAAATCTTCTGAGCTTCCTTGTGCATCATCTTTTATTAAGGTAACATTTACCATCTCTCTAGTTGTATCATTAGTGAGGCTCAGTATTAGGGCTACATTAGGGTTATCTTCTTCTACAGATTTTCCATCCCAGTCATATTGTAGCTTATCATTATTAAAGGTACACCAATTACTACCCTCCTGCTTTAATAGTAACATGTTATTTATCTTCTTTAGTAGCAGCTTTTACCTCCTCAAAATATTTATCGTACCCCTGGCTCATTACTAGTGTTATTTGTTCCTGGTTAAGAAACGCTAGTTTTATAATTTTTACCCCAGGGCATATAGAGGTATCTTTATACTTATTCTTTATTTTATAAATTTTATTAGCCATAGCTTTTATTAGTAAATATAAAAAAACCAAAAATAGTAAAGAAAAAAGGGTTAATACTAAGATTAACCCTTTTTTTTATCATGAAAACTATATTAAACTCCTAATAAGCAGGAGAAATTGTAGAATTTGTAATATTATCAAATGGATTAGTAGTGTAGGCACCCGCATTTCTCATAGGCTCCCCCTCCTGAGATGTGAATGTTAAATCGTATCCATTCAAATCTCCTAGAGCTGCTCCAGTACTGCCAGTACCAGCTGATAACTCAGCTCCATTCTTTTCTCCTATTACCCATTGATTATCATTATTATCTAGGATGTATATTACTAGTCTATTTTGTACTAATAATTTTATCTCATCTCTATCTGTAGCACTAAGTTTATGTAATTTGATATTTACAGCCCCCTCATAAAAAATTGTACCGTTTTCTGGAGATGATTGAATTGTCTCTGTAAAGCTCCCTATACCTTTAGCTAACTCATATCTCATTAAAGTATCTGCTACTATAGCCGATAGTACATTCCCAGTATAAGTAGGGCTATAATCGGCTACTGACTGAAATAGTATAGTACGGATGCCTCCAATATAGTCTTTGCAATCTAATAATCTACCAGCTGTTAAAACACATGCCATAATTTTACTTTTTTATTAGTCCATTAATACTATATCACCACCCTGAGCATGTTGTACTCCAGCTGTAAATTTGCATACTACTCTTACATTATCTGAGCCATCTAGCTCACTCATATCTAGCATTTTTACCTCTGTAGTATCACTCATTAAATCAGTACCGAAAAACATATTTGATTTTTGAGCTGCTACCATCTCATCTACAGGTAACCCAGGGCAAACTGCAATTTTTATACCATTATACATAGGAGCAAAACCATCCCCCATATTGTATAATTGCTGGTAGCCTAAAGTGGCCTGGCTCTCTAAGTAAAATCTGTAAGCTACTGTGCCCATGTAAATATACAGGTCATCCTTAGGATAGACTGCTGTAGGTATAGATGCTACTAATTTAACTAGGTTAGTTACTATTGTAGCTGCTGTATATGCTGAAGCATTTGCTGTTTGTACTACTGTAGCATCATTACCAGCCTGTAAAAGACCTGCTGTAGCATGATTAAACCCAGTAAATTCTCCTGTTGTACCATCAGTACCAGTCCAAATATGGTCCTCTATAGCATCAGCTATAGTATCTGATAAATGGCTTACTACAAAGCCAGCAAAATCAGAGCTCATATCTCTACTCCATGCTCCACTACCCATCTGAGCAGCCTGCCAGTCAGCTAGTAAGTCCTTTTTACAAAGGTCCACATTTATCTGTAGCTCTTTTGGGTTTAATACTCTCTCAGTAAGAGTAATAGTACCAGCATCAGTAAAATCACATGTAGCATCCTTTATTAAATTTTCTGTTGCAACCTTAGTAATGTTTCTTTTGAATTTTACATTTTCTAGTACTGTTAAGTACTCTAAACTAGCAGCAGAACGCAAAGCGGCCCCTATGTATTGACCTGCATGCTCTCCAGCGTAGTTACTTGTAATTGAATATCCCATAATTTTATTTTTTTAGTCCTTTTTAATTTTTACCATTTAAGTTATGCCAGTATTTATCCTGTACTGACATAGCCCTATATATAGATGGAGAAACAACTTGTTTAGTAGTTTCTTTTCTAAATTTATTTACTTTTATTGCCTCTGTAGCAGGAGCTTTTTCTAGTTTAGCTACTTTCTTAGATAATACTTCTTTTTCAGCCTCTATTGATACTATCTCCTCCTCTAAAGTTATAGTATTACCCTCTAATAACTCTCTAACCTCATTAATTTGAGATTGTAAACCAGATACCATCTCCTTTACTGCAGCTGATAGCTCAGAAATTAATGCATCTTTGTACGCTAGAGCCTCTTTATCAAATTCTACCTCTCTAGTCTCTTTTACTCTCTTAGGCTCTCTCTCAGAGGCCTCTATTTCTTCTTCTGGAGCTTCTTCTGGAGCTTCTTCTTCCGTATCCTCCTCTAGTATTTCAGCTACTAACCCATCCTCATCTACTCTAAAATTTAATCCTGCTTCAGTAATATACTCCCCTACTGGTAATGGTATTGTAGTTCCATCTTCTGTAAGTACTGATATATCAACTCCAGCTACCAACTCATCAGCTGTACTAGTAATTATAGTTCCATCCTCTAGCTTGTCTTGATATGCTAATTTTACCCCTGGCTTATCTATTCCTAGGGCTATTCTAATCTGTTCTTTTAATGATGCCATAATAAGGTCCTTTATTACAAATATAATTTATGTTATTTTATTGTCTTTTTGCTAGTAGTTTTTTATTACACCATCTAAGCATGGGCTCTCCTCCCCACAAATCAAAATTGATTGGGCCACAATGCGAAATAAGCCCCTTGGCTGTCTTTTTAGCGTTTTTAAGGTACTTTTGGAAGATTTCAATGGTCTTATGCTGCATAGGCCTTTTGGCCTGTAAAAAGCGTGCCTTTTGGATTATACTTTTATTCGCACACTTGCAGCCAGATAGCTCATTTTTTATCATAGCTTTTTGGCTAACCTCTACAGCTCCTTTAGGGTAATCATCACTATATTTATCTAGGTCTAGTATACTAGCTAGCTCCTCTAGTATTCTTTTATTACCATTACTAGTCATTTTCTGCATTTTATCTATAAAATACCCCTCAATACTATACCCTTTTACCTCTCCTCTCTTAATCATATCCCACATTGTTTCATTATCTATTTTCATAGATACCATCCAGGTACCTTTAGGTAGATTTTTGAAGCCATATAATCTAGCTTTATCCATTTTAGGGTTATTTACTATCCAGCTCTCTACTGTAGTAATACCTGCTATCTTATCAGTATGCTCATAAGTAGCTGATTTTTGATTATTATGTATTAGATAGAGCTCACTAGCTTTTTTTACAGTATCAGTAGAAAAATATACATAATACTCCTCTCCTGTTTGCTCATCTACTCTAAAAATTTGCTTATTAGGTATTAAAGCAGGGCCTATTACTAGGCGTTTCTCCTTATCTACTTTAGCTAGGATAAGATTATTCTTTTTATGCTTATTAAGAAATACCCAATTTTGCTCTATTGCAGGGCTATTTACTAAACTAATAGCATCTATTGCTAGCTGAGCCTGCTCCTCATCTATTACTAGCTCTACTATTTTTGTACTTTTTTTCATATCATTAATTTTTTTATTATACACTAGCTCTCCTCCTTATTTTATTTAGTCTAGACTGGCTATTTGTCATCTCATCTGTTAGTACATACGCTTTTACAGATTGGGTATCCATTAATGCTGTAGCCTTTCTACCCATTTGCATGGCACTAGATGTAGCTCCTCCTCTAGCAAATCCTATTCCCCCTCCTGCCACATTTATATTAGATAATAATGGTCTAAAAGCTCTAGCTGATTGGGCATTTATTACTACCTCCCCTCTGCTTAATCTTGCAGGTATACTATCACTAGTACCACTACCATACCCTTTAATCCAGCCCCCTCTAGCCTTACCCCCCTCTGGAGGTATAGGTATTTCTGTATTTCTGATAGTTTCTATCTGTTTCATTCCTGCAGCTACAGCCATCCCTGCTGCTATAGGAGCCAAAATAGGCCCTATATAAGGTATTCCTGCTACAGCATTAAATGCCTGTTGAGCTCCTGTAGCTGTTCCCATGATAGCCTCAGCTATTTTTAGAGCTTTCCAGCTTTCAGTACCCTTACCAGCCATATTTGCAGCCTGGGCTAGCATATCCCCTACAGCTGCTAGCTGTTGTTTTTGTAAAGCTATCTCAGCGGCAGCCTCAGCTTTAGCTATAGCCCCCCTTACATTTCCGTATTTTTTCCTTATTGCAGCTGATAATGCCTCTGAATTTTCCATACCTGCTACCTTAGCTAGGGCTGCTTTCTCATCTATATCAGCTAATGTATAAGCTCTCTCTATTGCATTATCTATAACAGCCAGGGTATTCTCTTTATCCAGGCCTGCTAGCATAGCTGCAGAGGCTTTTGCTGCTGTTTCTTTTACCTTTAGTGCATCAGCCTCAGCTTTAGCTACTTTTTTAGCCTCATCTGATACCCTTTTAGCCTCAGTTTTCTTTTTAGCTATTATTTCTAGGTTTAATGCCTCTACCTCAGTCATTAATCTTTTTTGCGTCATGGTAGATTGGGTAGTCATATTAATCAGCTCTACCTCTAAGGCCATTAGCTCCTCCTCATCTTCTATCATGCTCTCTCCTAGTGCTAACTCGGCAGCTTTTGCAGCTACTTTCTTTTTCTGTAATGCTATTAGGTCTGAGGTCATTTTTAATTCTAAGGCCATTACCTCATTTATAGCCTCTAGCCTTTTCTCCTGGGAGAGGCTCTCATCCATAGCTAAGAGCCGAGCCTTAGCCACTTCTTGCCTAGTTTGGGCTCTAACCTTTGAAAATTCCATCTCCTCTCTCCTTATACCCTGCATAATCCCTTTTAGCCTCATAGCTGCATCTGCCTCATCATTCATCTCCTTTGCTACAGCTTTAATACCATCTGCAAATGCCTTTTGTTGCTCAGCATCTAGCCCAGTACCTACCTGTATTAATGCTGTACCATATTCTTTAGCCCCCTCAGTAACCTCATCCCAATCCATAGAAAATACACCTTTAATAACCCTCCCTAGAGCCTTAAAGCCATCTATAAACCCTGTAATCCTGTTCATTAAATTTTTCTTTATTGCCTCCCATAAATCAGTAATAGCCTGCTTAGGATTTTTGAAAGCCCCTACCATAATCTCTCCTGCTTTAGAGAATAAATCAACAATTACATCTACAACAGCCCCCATTCCTGCTAGTGCTCTCTCTAGCATTTCGGCTCCTCTCTGTGTTTTCTTAAAATAAGCAAATAGAGCTATTACACCCAATACTAGGGCCCCAATTCCACTACTAATCATACCAGCTTTCATAGTACCAAACATCATTTTAGCAGCCTTACCTACTGCAGCCATAGCTAATTTAACCTTACCCATAGCTCCACTTAAAAGTGTTGTCTCAGTAGTAGCAGCCTTAGTACCACTACTAAGTTTACCTACATCCTTAGAGGCTCCTTTAGCATCAGTTGTTATCTTTAAATGTACATTCTCAGCCATTTTTTTAATTTATGTTTACCATTTATATTATCATTATCTATGTCCTGTATTTCTGGTAATATTATTTTTAAGCTCCCTATTCCCAGCAGCATATTTTTTTTTATTATTTCCAATATCTTCCTATTCATTTTTTTGCGTTTTAAGCCCATTTTTAAGCGTTTTAAGCCACTTTCTCCCACTTTATAGCATCATACCTACCAGCTATATTTTCTATCCATTTTAGTCTCCTCCTCCCTCTCCTCCCTCACCACCTAAATTTACCCCTGTTCTAATCTCAGTAAATTCTACTGTAATTACCCATTCTATTATGCAGTTAGTTTCTCCCCTTACATTCATTTGAAAATCTGTACCTGAAAAAGCCCCTGTAGGCCTCCAGTCTGTTACAACACCACTACTAGCAATACTCCTCCTAGACTGGGCTACACTAAGGGTACCATCTTTGTTTATTACTACCCCTCTTTGCATCCAGGATGCAAAATCTCCTACAGCCCCCTCCTCATTCTCTCCCCCTACTCTTACAGCTAAACAATGAGCATTAAAGTACATGGCTGTATCAGTAGGTACAGGAAATTTAGTAGCCCTGGTATTATCATTATTCAGATAGGAGGTTACTGTACTACCTGCAGTAGTTTGTACTCCAAATAGCACTCTAGTATATTGCCTCTCCCCTTGTATATCTTTTGTTTCTACTCTAGTAGTAGTATTATATACTAGATGATTACCCCCTTGTACCAGAGCATTATCTACAGTAGCCTCAGATAGAGTACCTATAGCTACACTATTTTTTAGATTAGATAGTATAGAATTTTCTCTACCAGATAATAAATTATTTGTATTACTTTCTCCTAAGGAATTTAGGGTACCATTTATAGTATTATTTACACATCTATCTAAGTAGTGGTTTGCCCCTCCATTTACTGAATTAAGGGTATTATATTTTGGCACAGAGGGCTGAAATTTTACATGGCATCTACTATCTGTTATATTCCATCTAAACCCATAAATCTCACATTGAGCTTTAGTAGGGAGAACATCTACTAGTACCCCCTCCTCATTAAATTGCTCATAGATAACCTCTTTAGTATTACTATCTATCTCTTTTGGTTTTACTGATTGCCCTAGCTTAAAATCCATTATAAATCTTTTATTGTTACTAGCTCTATAGTACTTATATCTCCAGCTTTATACTCTATCTTTAGTACTCTATATATTTTATTTTTTATTCTTACCACATCATTAAATCTAAATGCTGATATATCTGCTGATAATAATTTTATTTTCATAGTTACTATCCTGGTATTTTTACTATACAGCTCATCTATATATTTACTCCAGTACAGATTATATAGCGTATTTATTATAGTAGTATAGCTAGAGGTATCATGGTTATACTGCATCATACCAAAATCATTACTCTCAGATGTAGCTACTACTGGGTAATCCTCTACTGGAGAGAATAATGGGCACGAATATTGATGTGAGGTTAATCCTGCTGGGAGGCCACCACTATAATTCCAAAATCCAAAAGAGCTACCAGCCCATATACTTTCATAGGCTATATTCCAGTTAGCAGGGGTAGGGCCCCCAGGGTAAGGAAAAATAACTACTCCGTTATCAAATAGGCACCTCATTCCGTTATCCCATTTTTCATTTAGCCCCTCATCCTGTATAATAGGGCAGCGTAAATGACTATCAAAAGGTCTATCCATGTAGGTAGAGGATATACCATTTACCTCTATAATCTCCTCTACTACATCAAATATCTCTACATCTATATTAAATCTAGTATGAGAAAATAACCAGCTATTAGGGGAATTTAAGTTTTTAGTAATATAATCGCTTTCATCCTCTTTTTTTTGGAATATTAACCTCCTAGCTAGACCATCAATAGGGGTAAGTCTTTTCTCCTCCTCATCTGCTTTAGAGGTCCAATCTAGAATATTACCAGTATCTACCCAGTCTTTCCAGGGCTCAATAATTATATTATTTTCGTTATCCTCATCCTGTAAGAATAGGAGGTTGTATTTTGTAATAAAAGATTTTACAAAATCCCATTGACTTATATCTCCTCTAGCCCCAGCTAGTACTCTATTTAGTTTTGTATGCCCCGTTCCTGTATTACCTGAATAAGACCTATACTCTGTATGGCTACCAGGTAGTAGCTGTACTGTACCACTAGTACATCTAATTTTTACACTCATGGTATCTCCTGGAGCACAGTACAGGAGGCCAGGATTAGGTATATTTACCTGCTGCCCATTAGTTACAGTAGCATAGTATGTACTTTGTGTTACCCCGTTGTGTTTGGTCCTTATTGAAATATCCTGTGAGCCAGAACACGAAAAAATTACAAACCCAGCAAAACTAAAATAATAAGTTCCAGGAGATACTAAATTATCATAGGTACCAGTATCTACATAAAGCTCCCCATCTATGCCTACTGTAGCTGAGGCTGCTGTATAATCTATTGTATCCATAGTATTCCCAAAAGTTTGTGCTAGATTAGGCTCATCTGAAAAGATAGAAAAATTAGTAGAGCCATGTGCATCATTAAAATCTACATATTGTTTAGTAAATGTAGATGAATTCAAAAAAGTAGATGTAAATGAATACCCAGCCTCAGAAAATATCCTCATGAATAAGTAATAGGCTTGTACCCAGGGCCTAAAAAAATCATTAAAACTAGTAGCTCCTGTATTTGCACTAAGAGTAGGGGCTGTACCCCCTACCTGATGTACATACTCATTATTCCATAAGCACAAAGGATATTTTACTATATCTGACCTATCAGAGCCAGGAGTACCAGCAAATGTACCAGCAGGCAGTACAGTAGATAGTAGTACCCCTAAATTACCTGGATAAGTCCAGCTATCTATTATTATCTCCTCATTATATATATGGTCTAGCTCTGATAAATCTAAATCTCTAAACGATTTATTAGAGAGTATATCTTTTATTGTAATAGATGTAGAGAAAATAGTAATTTCATAACTGATATTTTTGCCAACATGTATTATATCATTAAGCTGTAAATAGCCATTAAATATATCTATGCTACCCTCTTTTATTTTGCATCTGGTTTTTTTATGAGGGTTAAAATCCGTATCAGCTGTTACATCATGTATATGATTAAAAAATAAATTGTTTTTTTTAGTACCTGGTATTTCAAATGATTTACTATAAGAGCTAGATTTTTCAGCAACATTAGTATATTCATCCATGCTAAGCACTAAAGGAATAGGCTCATCTTTATACAGGTCAAGAAATTCCTCCCCTTTTAAGGGGTAGGGGCTAGTAGCTGTAAGGCTTTGAGGGTATACTATTAACTGGGTTTTCATCCCTGCTGAGTATTTATATTATAACCTACCTGTATTTCTATTTCGTATTGAGCCACTTTATCATTAGCCTTAGTATATTTTTCATATTTATCAGATTTTACTATTACAGGGGTTGTATACCTACCTACATCTGGCTGGCTACCATCAGTAGTCTCAAAGCTCTCTAAAATGTACACCTCTGGGGATATAAAAAGCTGCTCTAACCAAGTAGCCTCCTCATCTGTTCGTACCCAATCAGAATTAGCCCTAATAGTTTCTGTAGCTGTACTATTTAATACTGACTTACCCCTACTAAATCCTGCTCTTATGTATCTAGAGCCCCCCCACTCCCCTCTTACTGAGTTATATTCTGTTCTATCTATATCTATCTCTCTATATGATTTTTTTGTAAAATTATAATAATCCCAGGCACCCCACCTATTGAGCCAGGTAAGCCTTATAGTATCAAATCCTTTACAATCATCCTCCTGCTTATTAAATATATATCCTTTACTAACATAGGTATGGTCAGCTCCATTCCCATAAGCATATACTACATAATGAGTAGTGGTGGGCCATTGAGCACTAAAAAAAGCATTATTTATTAAATTACCAGGGCCACATCCTAAAAATTGTACATGTTTTACAGCATCAGTAAGGCTAGTATCTAGAGAGCCATCATAGCCTCCATTTGCTGCAGTAGCATCTATATAAAATCCAGAGGCTACAGGGTACATCATTACTAAAGCCCTCTCCCAAACATTATTACCTGCATCAGTACCTCCTGCTAAAAAGCCTAGAGTATGATAATCTCCATCTCTTACAAATTGCCCTATTTTCATCTGCTCCTCCCAGTCGCTAGGGGTACCAGTAGGGGCATCTGTAAGGAGCTGGGCTACATTCTGATTTAATATCATAGGCCCAAATGGTCTATACTTATCTTTAGTATTAGTAGCTTGAAGCTCTAAGCCCCACTTTCCACCTGAAAAATTTTGTACATTTTCCCCTATTACAGCATTCCAAAACGCATAATCCCTATCCCCAATTTTATTAGGATATATGCCAATCTCAGAGGTGGGGAGGCTGCTGTACTCCTCTCCAAATTGAATATCCACCCTCTTTATTGTATTAGTAGATAGGCTCCATTTATCTATTACATGTATAGGGGTAGCATTCCCATATAAAAAAGAGGGGGCCGTACCCTTAAATTCTGGGGTTATAGTAAAATCACTAGAGCATAAATTATCAGAGGATACATGTTGAGTTAATATCTCATGTAGGTTTACTATCCCCCTACCTAGCTCATTAGGAGAAAATTTTAATCTTATAGTATATGTAGCTGGAGGGGTTGAACCACTATAAATATATAAATCAGCAATAAATTTGAATTTATAATTACCTGCTAAATTAGTAGATGATAAAGTCCACACCCAGTCCTGGCCTGCTGGCCCAAATTTTGAATAAGGTTTTTGTACTATTGTTATTGCCATATTGTATTATTATTTTAATGCTCCTCCTGTAGCCCTTAAAAATTTAGCTACATCTGAGGCGTATGCTTTTATTACCTCTTTAGGTAATCTTTTCCAATGCATAGTAAAGGCATCTCTCCAGTACCATCTAGGAGGTATTCCCTTTTCACTTATAGCCTTACCTATTAGATAAGCTGCACTATTTATATTGCTCTCATTTTTAGTAATAAATTTACCAGTAGATAAATCTCTCAATTTTAAGGGTTTTATTCTTATCCAATTTCTTAATACAGAGGGTGGGGGAGCCTTTTTACCAGCCTTTCTCCCATATTCCACATATTTATGATGTTTAGCCGACTTAGTACCGAAAAGGAGCTCCACAGCCCCAGAGGGGTACACCTTTAGAGAATATCCTAAGCTATCTGATAGCTTTTTCTCTCTAGTATTAGATGGTCCTCTACTGAATTTTTTGCCTGGTTTACCTTTTCTATTAGCTAAATTCCATTTAGCTCTATCTATTACTTTTTTAGCAAACCTATGTAGGGCCCTCTCAGTCTGTTTTAATTGAATAGCCTTAAACATAGCTTACTAAACAGCAGCTATAAATACCTCTAATCTAACATCTGCAGCCTCTATAGGTCTGGCCTGTATTTTATTAAGGTCTATCAAGGCCCCAAAAGAGGGTACACCATCGGCCTCCGTATCCATACACTCCTCTGCTGAAAATAATAGGTAGCTCTCTCCTGCCTTTACCGACATAGTACAATTTCTGTATTCCTCAACCCCATCGAAAAGGATAAATGCTAGCTCTACTGAATTTGTACTATCTAGATTAGTAACACGAATATATTTAGTTTGTCCTAAATTGAAAGTACCATTACCAGCGTACTCAGTTTCTCCAAAATTACAGATAGTAGTAATCTGCCCATTAGTACACTTTACTGTACGCTTATATACATCTACTATATCTGTAATTGTTTTGGCGTTTGTAGAGCCTACAGCTACTGAGTTTATTGTTAAATCTTCTGTAATTGTAATTGTTAAATCTGCCATTTTTCTAAAATTTATTTAGTATCATTATTGTAATATCACTTTTTTTATATTTTTGTTTTACCTTTTCATTCCCCTATATCTAGTAGCTTGTTCTACTTTTTTACCTATTTTGTTTTACCTCTATTAACCATCATCACAATCAGCCTCTCCCTGTATTACCTGAGCTGTTACATTTCCATTATCCTCAACCTCCCCTACTACTACTGTAGAGCCATCCCAGGAACATACACTATAATCAAAAACCATTGTAATAGAAAATTGCATATTCCAGCCTGCTACATTATCATCAAATTTTTCTGTAAAAGGCTCTAATGTAAAGGTCTCACTAATTTCATTAGTATAATCATAATGAAAGTTTGTAGTAGGATAATTTAGCAATCCTCGCCCCCCTCTTTTTAACCAGGCTACTATATCTAATAGTATACCAGATGTAGAGGATAATACATTATGCTCATTAGTTTCTCCTGGCTCTACTAGGTCCATACAGATAAGATTAAAATTATATTTTACTTGCTTATCTAGGGCCTCCATAGATGTAGGTACTACCATACATAAAGGATATACTAATTTACCTGCTGTAGAAATTTCCCAAGCATCTCCAGTTTCAGCCATATTTACCTGGGGGTGGTCTCTACATATACATAGTAGGGTATCTACTACATTCTTAAAAGTTTTTATTTTATTACTGCCCATTATTGCCCTCTGTATTTATTTAATCTTTCCTGCTCTTTATTTACCTCAGAATTTAGAGATAACCAATTTAAGCATTCATTTACTGGCCTCTTAATTATTTTATCTACATTTAGTATATTGTCTTTTGCCATATTATATATTACTAAAAACCATCCATATTTTTCTGCTAGTGTATTTTTAGAATTTAGCTCCTCTCTATCTGTACCATAGAGCTCCTTTTCTTTTGCTGTTTCTCCAAATAGCATAGCATAGTCTCTCTGTGTTTGTTCCCTATATCGTAAAAAAAAACCAGGGCCCCGTAAGCCGTATCTATACTAAGGCTCTTACTAAAGAGCTTAGCCCTAGTACTAGCACTATCTATATCATACTCCTCTATTATATATCTACCCTCTAATCTTTTTACTACAGGCCTATAAAGGATAGTTAGTATCTCTACTAAATTTTTATACCCCTCCTGTAGCCAGGTATCCAGGTCTACAAATTCTCCAAAAGTGAGATTTTTCATATCTGGGATAAAACCATATTCTACACCCTCTATCTCTACTACCCTAGTAAGGTCTTTGTTCGGCATATTTGCAGTTAGTAGCCCTAGTGTAGCATATACCTCTCTTAGATGGCTTACAGGAGCTTTAATAAGTTGCCTCTCCTCTACTCCAGTAAGAGCAGCTATAGTCTTTACCATTAGGGATATATCAGATAGTTTATCATCTTCTACTAGTATCATTACATCCTGGTATTGTTTAATATTAACCTCATCCCAGCTTACAGGCAAATGATAGCTCTCAGTTTTTTTACCTACCTTTATTTCTAATCTAGTCATTTTTAATAAATATAAATTTTGTTAATTCAGTTTTTTTATTATCTTTGCCCTGTGTATTTCATGATACATAATTTTCATTGTCGTTGTATGGGAGATTTGCTGGCCTGGGAATAGGCTGGCATCTCCTTTTTTTGGTACCTTTTGAGCACGCTGCAGGCCCCTTTTTACATTTTAGGGTTATCACATAGCAAAGGGGTTAAAGTTGCTTAAATCGTATTTTTTTACCTTTTCTGCTGTACCTCTTTTTATTCTTATGTATCCTAGTAGAAATATGTTGAGCTGAGCCCCTCCTTACCTCTCTAGCTATCTTTTTTTTATCCTCCTTAGTAAAGCCCATTAGTGTACATAATATTTACCTGTATTAGGGTTAATCTCATAGTACATTCTCATCATCATAGTATCAGCATAATCTGGCGACCTCCCTATTAGGTCTCTTACCTTATCTTTACTCAGTATAGTAAGTTTACTATCCTTATCTATATTTGTTCTCCTTACCTGCTCTAGCTCCTGTATTAGATGCTCCTTAAATTTTATATCGTTAGTACTAACCCCTATCTGGCCCTTATTAATTAACTCTCCTAGCTTATAGTAGCATTGGGTTTTGAGATTAGCATAATTCTCTCCTTTTAGAGGTTTGCTACCATTAAGAAAGTTTTTACACCTGAGTATATCAGCAGCTCCTCCTCCAACACCATCAGCATCCACTACTATATTAGTAAGCAGTACCCCCTCTCTCTGTTGTATCTCCCTAATCCTATCAGCTACCTCTACCATGCTACTACTAGCTATTGTTATTATCTGTGTTACCTGTAGGCCATTCCATAGCATAATACATGTTTTATCCTTACCAAATCTAGCAATATCAGCTGTTATATACTTATCTCCTGTAGGTACTATGCTACTAAACATATTAATAATGCTATCATAATTTAGGAGCTGGTCCTGGCTCTCATCATACTCCCAGTCTCCTCTAAGTAATCTAGCCTTACTAATCTCATCTAGATGCCCTAGCTGATTTTTGTAATGCTTAGAAATATGCTTATTATCATCTACTAAAGCCTGTATAAATTTTCTATGTTTAGCTAGGTTATTATCTCTAGAGGGCTTGTAGAATGTTTGATATACCCAGCCCTTAGAGGGGTTACAGGTCATGAGAAATTTAGGTATTAGGTTATACTCATCTAGCTTATATCTGAGCCTACTAGATACTATCTGCTTAGCTTTCTCTGTTAGCTGGCTTACCTCATCTGCAAATGCAAATGTGAGCTCTAGGCTCCCTAGGCTATCAAAATTTTGGTCTGCTGGATACTGGTATAGGTCCTTTAATATTATTTCACTACCATTATAAAATGTAATGATATTAGCCTGTGCATTGTAATTATAATGCTCTCCAGCCTTTATGCCCCACAGATGGCATATATCAAAAAATGTGTTTAGGGTTGTTTTCTTTAGGGTATCTAATTTGCTCCTCCCTATCATGCCTCTAATACCAGGATATTTTAAGCAGGTAATAATTGCCCAGCAGCAGCCTATAAAACTTTT